TACAACTAGCGGAAATAGTGCTGGGCAGTTTTATAATAGTGGTACAATGGCAGATGAAATTTCAAATAATGATATTACAGCAGATGTAGCAATACGATTAGCAAGTATCACAACTTCAGTAGGAATCTCTTATGAATTTACAACGTCGCAAATTATTACAAAATATAGAATATGGATGCACGGCACTAATAGTGGTTCCTTACAAAAGACACCAAAGAACTGGGAATTTAGAGCATCACTAATTGATAAATCAACATATGACTCAACTGATTCATCTACATATACAGTATTAGATTCTCAAGAAAATGTAACAACTTATCCATATATAACTGGAAATAATGGCAATACTGCTTCAAATAATCTGAATTTAGCAAATGAGTATAATTTATCTACTATTGGAGCATACAAATATTATGTTTTACATGTAACTTCAACTAATGGTTTAAATGTGTTTTCAATCAGTGAATTGGCACTCTACGGTGGTGGTTTCACAATTCCTTCACAAGTTGGGAATACTGGACGTCTTCTTACAACTGATGGGACTTCTCTTGGGTGGGCAACAACTGCTGCTCTTCCAAGTGTAACTGTTCCAGAACCTACTTCAACTAACAAAGGAAGAGCATTAGTTTCAACTGGTACTGGAATAGAATTTTCCGATTTCAATTCAGGTGTAAGCACAGGATTTAAAGTGTATAAAAGCGGAACTGCTTTTGAAGAAGTAACAACAAATACAGCAGTACTATTTGATCAAACAACAACAAATGTAGGAGCAGGACATTATGATAAAGTTACAGGAATATATACAATACCAGTAACAGGATATTATAATATTTTTGCCAACTTCACATTACCAAGTGTTATATGGCAAGGATTTAGTGAAATTAAATCATCAGATAAATTCACTTCATATACAGATGGTGGTGGACATCCTGCAGTTAATGCTGCAAATGCACCGGGTTTATTAAATATAGGGGATGCGTTTGATGCAACTTCAGGTGTTTTTACTTGTCCAATTAGTGGTAAATATAACATTCATATAGCAATTATGAGTAAATCTGCTGGTGGTAGAGGAATTCTGCAAATATGGAGAGGATCTACTTTAATAATGGAAATATTAGAGCTGTATTCTTCGGGGGATGAGAAGTTTCAAGATGTTGGAAGAACTATCATTCTTGATTTAGATATTGGTGACACTTTACATTTAGAACAACATAGTAGTAGTAATGATGTAGATGCTTGTTCTTTTAGTGGCTCATTAATAAAAAGTGGTATTGATTACCGTATTCAAAAATCCACAAATTCTGGAACTTCTTATACAGAATTAACAACTTGTTCTGATAAACCTTCAACAAGTATAGTTGAATCTTTAAATCAAAATGATTTAATTAGAGTATTATCTGGTGATGGTTCAACTGGGTCTACTTTAAATTTTGAACAAGGTTCAACTAAGAATTCATTTGGAGCACATTTATTAAATTCTGGAGATAGTACAAGCCCAATACCAATTTATGGATTTAATGCACAAAAAAATGGAGATGATACAAATCCAAATGATATAATAACTGATTGGAGTATAAATGCTAATTCATGGAATTTTTCAGAACCAACATCTAATTTTAATACATCTTCTGGTTTATTTACTATACCAATTAGTGGTTATTATAAAGTATGCGCGATGTTAATAGTATTTTCTAATGGTAATTCTGATAATTTTCGTGCTCATATTAAAATAAATGGTGATACATCTGCTCCATATCCAGGTTCAATTGTTAATTTAGATGATCAAACATATGGTACTTTAAATATATCAACAATAATAAAGTTAAATAAAGACGATACAATTGGTATATATGGTGGTTCTGGAGGTACAATTAAAGGAGGTACTAGTAACACAGATACATCAACATTCTCTTGTTTCTTACTAGCGTCAGATACACAAACAAATACCAGACAAATGGGTTTATCACCAATTGTTCCATTACATCAATTAGGACACGACCAATTCGCAGAAGGAAAAACGTTTGAAATAGATTGTAGTGCTAATGGGGAAAAAAATTTAGAAATTTCCTCTGGCGACGCAGGTTTGTCTGTAAGTAACATGGGTACAATAGGTACAAAAGAAACAACATATTATCTAAGTAATACAACTGGTACTACTTTAGATTCAACTACATCATTAATGTATATAAATAGAGGAGGAACAAAAGAGTTTGTAGTTCCACCTTCACCTTATACATCTGGTTCTAATTGGACAAATGCAAATGATTATATTAGAATAAGACCTCTAAAAGATTATGAAAATGTAGAAAACCACTTTTATGCAACTGGTTCATTTACAATAGATTTATCAAAAATATTAACAAATTATATTGGTTTATGGAATATTAATATTAAAAGTGATGATGGTGTAAGATTAAATATTAATTCACAAACATTTATGATATTTACAACTTCTCTTTCAACTGGTGATAATCGTGTTATTTCTATCAATCAAAAATATATTAATGTAGAATGGACATTTTTTGAGAGAGAAATAACTGAAGCATTATTTATAGATTTTTATATGGTACATCCTACTCCAGGTATGGAGATTGCCGAACCCGTTATGCCCTCCATCACATTACCAACACCAACTTCAAGTAATAATGGTAAGGTTCTTGTAAGTAATGGAAGCGGATATGCACTTGAAAACTCTGGCGCAAGAAATCAGAATTATATAGCATTAAGAGATTTAACAAGTGATTTTTCGTTTTCAAATAGTGATGCTATTATATCAACTTGGAATACAAATAATACTATTATAAGTGGTAGTAATTTTACTTATAATAGTGGTAACATAACAATAAAAAACATAGGCACTTATAAAATAACTTATTCTGCTTCTATGTATATAACCACTAATGCTGAAAGACTTGTATGGTTAAAAATTAAAAGTGGTTCTACATTATTATCATTAGCAGGTGATGGTGTTCCTTTTATAGAAGATGGTGGTGATTATGATGGGTTTGGTAATGTATCAAATTCATTTATATACACTACTACACAAATAAACGAAGTAATTGGATGTTATGGTCAATCACTTAGTCACGGTACTGCTAAAATATTAGCAAGTTCATCGTACCCTGGTACAGTTTTCATAATTGAAGACATGACCCCATCTGCTGTGCCAAGTATTAATGTTCCATTACCAGTTGCAGCGCACGCTGGTAAAGCATTAACTGTAAATTCAGCAGGAACTGGATTGGAATATAGTAATCCACAAGTTATTTTACAAGTACAACATGCAAGAGCAACTGGACAATTTAGTATTACGAATATTGCAAATATATCTGATTCAGGTGCAAATATAAATGGATTATCTATTAATTTTACCCCAAAACAATCATCATCTAAAATTTTATTAACTGCTATGATAAATAGTTCACAAACTTTTGTAACAACATTTGGTTTTAAAAGAGACGGTTCAGTATTAGCAACACCAAGTGGAAGCAATAGTAATTCAAATGGTTCTATTTCAACTACATATGATGGATCAAGTACGACAGGTCATATGTATAATAATTATATTGAATGGTTAGATAATGCTAATGGTACAAATATGAGAACATATAATGTAGCAGCATGTTCTAGTTGGGATAATAATAATTATACTTTATATATTAATACTAGATCTGGTAACGATATGGCTTCATTTAGTTCTATAACAATTTATGAGATAGCACAATAATTATTAAAATAATTTAATATTTAAAAATTTAATTATATATTAAATAAATATAATGAATAATATAATTGTTGATATAACTGATGCCATTAGAGAATTATGTCCGAATTGTGGATTTTCTGTGAAAGATGATGATTATAATACAATTGTATGGAATGAAAGAAATATTTTACCGAAACCTAGTTTAGAAGAAGTAAATAGTAAATTAGATGAATTAAGATTACTACAACCTATGAAAATATTAAGAGAAAAAAGAAATATAAAATTATTAGAAACTGATAAATATACAAGTATTCCAGATTGGCCTCATCCATCAGAAGAAGTTAAACAAGCTTGGGTTACTTATCGTCAAGCACTTCGTGATTTACCATCAACTTCTACGCCACAATTCGATGAAAATAGTGAATTAACAAATGTAACTTGGCCAACTAAACCTTCTTAACTTAAATAATTACTTATTTTTTGAATAAAACTTTAAACAAAAACTTTAAAAATAAAAAACTTAAAAAATGAAACTTTAGAATTATATTTTTTTAATGGAATAAAATCAGAATATTAATTTTATTTTATAAATTTAATAATGACTTCAAAAACTACTTTTGCGGATGTTAATTCAACAAAATTAGTAAATAAAATAAATGATTTAACAATTGGTGAAGACTCTACCGATTTGTTGGTTGTTAATAGTAATGTAAATGCAACAAATGGATTAGATGTAACTGGTGAAGCATTAACTACTAATCAAGCTATTACACAAACTGGTTCAGGATTAGTAACATTTTCTGGTAAAGTAGGTATTGGAATAACAAATCCATCGACTAATTTACATGTTGATGGTAATGTAGTTGTTAGTGATGGTAATGTAGGTATTGGGACCGGAGGTCCCGGTACAAGATTAAGTATATATGGAGAAGATGATGAAAGTGTTGCTTCAAGATTAATTGCAACTTTTACAGATAAAATATCACAAAATGAATGGACAGGAATTGGTTTAGGAGGTTATTATCAAACTTGTAAATCTGGTATCATACATGAAAGAACTGCTGGTTATGGTATAGGTAGTTTACATTTATGTACTAATAATACACAGGATGCCACAAATATAAATAAAAATGATACTCGTCTTACTATAACTGCTACTGGTAATGTAGGTATTGGAACAACAAATCCATCGACTAATTTACATGTTGAAAGTACTGGGTCAGAAGGAAAAATAGTCATTTCGAACGAAACACTAGCATTATTACAACTAGTACAACCAACAAGTAATAAAACATACAATATTGAGTTAGGACGTACAGATGGTGATCTAACATTTAGATCAACATCAGGTGAAAAACTGAGAATAACAGAAGGTGGTAATGTAGGTATTGGAACTAATAATCCAAGTCAAAAATTAGAAGTAAATGGTAACTTGAAAGTAAATGGTAATGTAGAATCAAACAACAACGGAATTGTACAAGTTAAAAGCAGTTCATTTCTCGGTACACTAAGCGGTTCTTCAGGTTCATGGATAACCGGGTTAAATGTTTCTATAACACCATCTAGTTCAACTAATAAAATATTTCTAAATTTAGATTTACATTGGTCTGGAGCACAAGATGCCTATTTTCAAGGTTTTATATATCGTTTTGTTGGTGGAGGTTCGCAACAACTTGTAGTACGACATAATGGTGCAGGAAGTGCAACTAGATCTAGTTTTGGTAATAGAAATACTAGTCATAGTGGTAACCAATATCAATTAGAAAACTTAGGATTTAGTTACTTAGATTCTCCTAATACAACTTCGAATATTAGTTATAGAGTATATGTTAGGAATAGAGGATTTGGTCATGGAGCATTTTACATAAATTATACATCTAGTACAAATGATTCAAATAGATTAACTGGTGTATCAACATTTACTGCATTTGAAGTTGTTCCATAATTTAAAAATTTAAATTGTTTAAATTATAATAATTTATATAAAGTTTTAATTATTTATATAATTAAAATAAAAATGGATTTAACACAAGTTATTATTAGATTAAGTCCAAGTGCAGAATTCACTATATTAAATAATGATTATAATGGGTTTGATTGGCATGAAACTAATACAGAACTAAAACCTACATTAGCTGAATGTGAAGCAGCATGGGAAGAAATTTTAAATGAAGCACCGATGAAAAAATTAAGACATGAAAGAAATATAAAATTATTAGAAACTGATAAATATTCTATTAATGATTGGCCACACGCATCTGAAGAAGTTAAGCAAGCTTGGATAACTTATAGACAAGAACTACGTGATTTACCATCAAACTCAACACCACAACTAGATGAAAATGGAAATTTAACAAATGTGACTTGGCCAACACCACCATCCTAACTTAAATATACTAACCATCCTGTTCCATTTTTATGAATTGGATGATGTATAGTTAATATTAATTTACCTCTTTTGTATGTTATAAAATGAGTACAATCATAGTCATTTAATATTTCTTCTAGAATATTAAAATTTCTTATTTTTGAAACAATTCATTAAATACTTTATTTAATTGAATTTTGTGTAATAAAAATAAAATATGATAATTAATATCACGATTTAATACATTTGTGAATATTTTTCCATTACATTTAACTAATAATATAATAGGAAAATTGTATTTTAAATACTATTATTCTTTATTATTAGTCTTATCGATTATTTATTTATTGAAAGAACTCACCTATAGTTCTAACACCTTTTTTTTTATTATCTATTTTATTTAGATATTTATTAAACAGGAGTTCTTGTGCTTCTTTTTCTCGAAGTTGCTTGATTTTATCATCTACTTTTTTCTGATCTTTCTTTTCTTCCATTAATGATTTCTCTAATTTCTCCCAATAGTTTTTATCATTTTTATGTTTATATCCATCAAGTCCTTCTAAAATCATAGAATATAATTGTAAACAAGGTTTCATAATCTGATTAGTAATATAATGACCATAATCAGGAGTTAGATTATTTTCACGGATGTATTTAGGATCTTCTATTTTATCACCTTGTAATAATTTTATACCTTTATCTTCTTTTACTTGAATATATACATATGGAACTCTATCATTTGATTGTGGTGCACTACCAGGGTCTCGCTTCTTCATTCTGTCTGCTAAAACTTTATGTGCGATTTGTTGAGGATTTTTATACATTCCTCTTAGTGTTTTAGTAACTACTAATTCTTCAATTGGATATTCACCATTTGCTAATTTATCTAATGACTCGTGTAAAAACTTCAGAGATTTACGAATGTTATCATCTTTTTCATTTAGAATAATATTTATAATACCACCATAAATAATTTTAACAATATTAGCATTATCTCGTCTTTTGAGAACAATTCCCATAGATTTCTGTTTGAATTTTTTAACATCGTGTTCATATAAATTACCAACATATCTTTTCTTGCTAAATATAATGAAAGGATAAAACATTTTTTCCCATTCTAAGCAATGTGGTGGTTTTAATAATTTCTGAAAATCTTCAGATAATTGCTCTCCTACTGTTACATTATATTGTAGAATATTGTCTTTTTCATTATCGTGACCATAATGGTCATAACTTTTAAGTTTAGGTAACTTAATAAATACTGAATCTGTTTGTAATGCTACGATTGAACCAACGCCAACCGCAAATCTTCCAGTTGTAGTCTCAATATCATAAACAAATCCATCATCCATTTCATGATTAATTGCTTCTTCTACATATTTAACTATATTTCTATCTTTAGAATATGTAGACTTTTCATTATAAGAATTTAAACTATATATTCTATCTTTTTTATTCCATCTTCTTACAGATAAATTAAATCCTAATGATGTTGCTAATATATATAACCCTTGTGCAGTTATTTTACCTTTTGTTGTAAAATCAAGTTTCTTATATTTTAAATCCCAATTTCCTTTCTCTTTTTCTTCTTTTTCGTTCTCTATAAATTTACCTTCATTTCCTTTTGTTCCATCTGCTTCATAGTATCCATCAAAGAATGCTTTTCTAATTGAATATGAAGCATTTAAAATTATCATTGGGACTTTTTTATTTTTGATTTCATCATACATAAATTTACGATATTTATGAACCATATATCTTAAAGAACCTTTTGGAACTAATTTATATACAGCACTTGATTCCATAGTATCTAATATTTTAAATTCCATATCTTCAATATTATTTAAAATATCTTTTGCTCTATTTAATCTATCTAATGATTGATTATTTAATGCCCAACTATATTTTAATCCAGAAGGACATCTATATTCACCACAACTACCATCTCCTAAGAAGAATCCCCAAACCCATGCTTCATTTTTATTTAATTCATATTCATTCATTTTAATATCTTGAACTTTTCTATTTAATTTTCCATTAAATTCAATATTTTTTAATTCACAATGTTTCTTTTTAACACATAATTTACATCTATAACCATGAACAAATTCATCTGTTTTTTTATTTTTATTCCAATAAAACATATCGCCATCATATGATTCAAAACAAACTTGACAATCATATTTTTTAGTATTATCATATTTAGTAAATTTTTGTTTAATATTAATTCCATAAAATGGAGAAGGATATTCAGGAACTATTACTGGTTCGCATAATTTGTCATAATCATTAAATTGATAATGTAATAATTTTGTAGAATTAATTTCAAGTTCATTTGGTTTAATAGGTATTTTATCACTATTACATAAACTATGGTCTTCGGTAACATCAACAATACCTAAACCAGATGAAACTCTATATATTTTTTTATTAGTTTTATGTCTAATAACTCTTAATATTTTTTGCCAACCATTATCAGTCCATATTTCATAATTACATTTAACTTGTTGTTTATTGGATCTATTAATAGTATCTTTTTTGAATAAATCACATATATCATTTATTAATTTTAATTTATCTTCTTTTGTATCATCTTCATTATACCATATCCATTTATGATTAACTTTTGCTAATTTACGATTTTTTGTTATTAATGAACGATAATATTTTTGTATATTTAAAGTATTATTGACAAATTCTTCTTCAGTATCATAACCGTCAATTAATACTTTAACCATTGTATTTCTTAATTTAAAGAAGAAGTCAGGGTCTTTAAAAGACTCATATTGTTTTGGTTCATTTTCATTAAATATTTGACTAAGCGTTTTTATGTCTATAAATCCTTTATCATTTTTAATAATAACTGGTTCATCAAATGGTACGCTATCTCCATATACAACTTCACAATTGTATTTTTCTTCTGAGAATTTTTTAGCAGACATAATAAGATTTCTACCAGTTGCAGTTGTACTTGCTGCTAATTCTTTCATAAATATTTGACTTGTTGGTGCACCAACTTGACCATAAAGAGAGTTAGCAGTAATTTTATATGCTAATTGAAGACCATCTAATACAGCCTTTTGGAACTCATTATGTGTATCAATTTTGTTTTGAATATCTGTTTTTATAATTTCCATAACATCTTTATCTTCAACCTTAAGTTTAATTACTTCATCAGTTTCATCAATTATGTTACCTTTATATTCATCACCAGAATTTAAAGTAATTGTTTTCCAAGTAATTTTTTTACGAGTTGCTTTTCTTTGCTTTAGTAATTTTTGTAAAATGCGAGGAAGTAATCCTTTTTCACCTTTTGGAAACTGAGCATATCTACAAGTTTGTTCACCAATTTTTTTCTTATCATCTCCTTTACCTTTTAGAATATCATAAGTAATATCAACATAGCTATAACCTGGTAAATTATTATATTTTTCATCTAATACAATAGAGTCGTGAGATATATTCTCGCTAATCATAGAAGATGGATATAGAGATGCATAATCCAGAACAGATATAGGTGCATCAACATAAATACCAGGTGTAGGTGGTAGCACAATAGCCCCTTCATAACCTTCATTTTCAGGTTTAGGACAACCACAAATTTCATCACCTTTTGGTTTTTGACATACATCATCAAATGAACTATTATTGAAATTACAAACTTCACATTTCCATTTCTTATCTTGATAAGGTATCAGAAAGTTATCCTCTTTACATTGTTTAGCAACAAGACTGAAAATTTTAACACCTTGACCACGAAGGAATATATATGAGAATGGTACAGAACAAACATTACTCATACCAATATTGTTTGCAATAATTTCTAATTTTATGATAAGATAATTACAAAGAGCACAATCCTGAATACAATAACGAGCAACTTTAGCTCTATCATCATCAGTACCTCTCATACATTCAAAAATATCTTGTGGAGTTACATCATCTTTTGCTAATCCCCATTTACTACCTTCAATATCATCATATTTACCATCAATAGTAATTATATTTGTATTGTAATCAATATTTTCAACTAGATACTTATTATCATTGATACGAATGTAAATACCATTTTGAATACCAGTTGGATTATCAATAGTTAAATAATGTTTATTATCAGTTGGATTATATTTGATATCTTTAATTTTACCATTAATGAAATGTTGTGCTACAAAATCTAATTTGTATGTATCAAGATTATGACCTTTTTGTATTTCTTTCATTAAATCAATAACAACACGACCTTCCATATTAACATATTTTAAAAAGTTATCACCAAGTGCGGATGATGATAATGATTTTTTTACCCAGTGATTATTACAACATCCGTGTTCAAAATCACAAGGTTTAATTGGTTCTTTGATTTTACCTACACTACATAAATAGTCAGCACATCCTAGTTCAATTGCTCTTTTATACATATAATCAAAATCAAAACCAAATATATTATATCCAGTAATAATATCAGGATCTAATTCATTTATAAGTTTTACCCAGTTTGTAATAATCTCTTTCTCATTATTACATCTAATTACTTTAATTCCATCAATATCAGAACAACCACCTAAGGTAAGTATCACTTTTTGTTTACAATCTTTATTACCATATGAATGGGTTGTAATACCAATTTGAATAATTTTATCACCTTCAATCTTTGGGAATAATCCTTTGTAATATAGAGAATTAAATTTCTCAGTTAGTTTCTGTATAATTTCATTATTAGAAACATTAACTTTGTAATCGTATTGATCATCTTGTTCATCTTGTTCACAATTATCTGTTTTAAAATAATTCATAAGAGTATTCATTTTATTTTTAGCAACTACTTCATCATGTAGTTGAAAACGACCATTTAATATTGAATATACATCATCAATATATTCAAATTCAAATACATTTTTAATTTTTTGTAAATCATATTTTTGTTTGATATTTAATTCATTATTTTCAAATAAATTAATTAGAAATTTATATAGCAATTGTTTTTTTTCAACACTAGAATAAACTTTATTAGTATCTGTATTTTTATCAAGTGAATTATAATACTCAAATACTTTGTATGCAACTTTATTATATGACTGTTGAGCATTCGGAAATGAACCATCAAATGAATCACATTCAATATCAAAACTTGCTACAATAAATGGAGCAATATTATTACTTGAATATGGTTTCACATCTTTCCAATTAGCATCATAATTATATCCTTTTTTAAGGTCATAATCAAATGATTTACTGTATTTATCAATTTTAATCCATCCAGATGTTTCAAGATTTTGTTTATGAATAAATCTTAAATATGGTTCAATATTATTTTCATATAGTTTTAATTTCTTTTTCAGTAGCAAACCTTGTAATGTAATAGGTCTTGTGAATATATTAATCGCTGTTTTCATAGCTCTTTGATTTCTAAATACTAACATTACAAAATGAAATGGTTTATTATTAGAAAACCCCCAAATATCTTTTTTACAAATAATTTTACATCTAATTAAATCATCGCTATTATATAATCGATCTTCAATTAAGTCTCTTACTTGCTGATTTAATTTATTGTAATTATTTTTATGTATTGTTTCAGGAACTTTAACGTAGAAATATGGAGTATAATCTTTAATGTTAATTGATACTGAATTGCCTTTTGCAGTTCTACCAAAAATCTTAATAAGATATTTTTTAATTTTTTTCTTACTATTTTGTTCAATTGAATCATCTGATAATTCTTCATATTCATCATCATCTTCAATATCATCCGTTACTTCAACATCATTAATAACCCAATCAATCGCTTGAAATATTAATGGTTGCATGAAATAATATATTAACGAAATAATTTCTTAAACAGATTTAAAATTCAATTTTTATATTTTTGTCTGAATAAATAATATTATAATTTATTAAATATTATGGGGATAGTTGATTTTATCATAATAGTCTTAATTTTATTTTTCACTACATTTTATATAAAAGAACAATTTACAGAAGTAAGTTATATTAAAAGTAGTGTAGATAATAATAAATATTTAGTAAGAAGTGAAGAAGATAATAAAGAAGCAGCTGATTTATTAGCAAATATTAATTTAAAACTTTTAGAATTAATAGAAGTTTTAAAACAAAAATATCCAAATGATGAGAGAACAAAAAGAGTTATACAGAATTATGATCCAAATGTATTAAGTGAAAGTGATGAGAGTAATAAATATACTTCGTATTCTGTTAATAAGGGAGAAAAGATAGTATTTTGTCTTCGTATGCGTAATGTAGATAACACATTAGTTGATTTAAATACACTAACTTATGTAGCAGTACACGAATTAGGTCATTTAGCAACTAAAGAAATAGGGCATTTAGATATATTCTGGAAAAATTTTAAATGGTTATTAGAAATTGCAGCAGAACACGGGATATATAACTATGTAGATTATTCACAAAAACCACAACCATATTGCGGTATTGTAATATCAAGCAATATTCTTAATAAATAATACTACTGTATTAAAAAACAGAAATTATAGATACTATTAAAATTAAAATAATATAAATGTTTTTTTTAATTAATTAAATATAAATATTAATTAATAAGATATGAATACAATAAAATATTCAATATTTAAAATCATTGAATGGATAAGTAGTAAAGAAAAAAATATCTATTTGTTTGTTGGATCAGATAAATTTAAAGAAGAAATAAACAAACTTAAAAAAAAAGATTTATCTGATAATGAAGAAGATAAATTAAAAAATTATTATAATAATTATGAATTATTAAAAACTACTATTCAAAATGATGAAGAAGTTTATATTATTTATGATAATATATATGAGCAAGATACAATATATAATTTAAAACAAAAAATATGTATGTATATACACGATGATGTTAAAAATGATAATATAAATGATAAACACATTTATTTATGGTGTGAACAAGACAAAACTAATTATGAATTAATAGATATTTTAAGTGATATTTTTAATAACAAAAGTGAAATTAAAATTAAAGAATTAAAAGAAACATTTGAAGTATTGTTTAAATATAAATTAAATCTAAAACAAAAAGATGATGAATCTACAAATATTAAAGAAGTATATGATTTAATTCTTAAAAATAAGATAAAAAAAATTTATGTACCATTAGAAATAAATTACTATGACAATGATAATAATAAGAAATTTATTAAATCTAAACCATACGATAAAATTATGAATTTAAATAATAATTTTGTGAATGAAGAAGGTAATTATGTACCTACTTATGAATTTAGATTAGATAATTTTTCTATATTGAAAAATAAATTAGATAAATATGTTATTAATTATACTACAACAAAAAATCTATTAGATAGTTGTAGAAGTTCTAAAAAACTAGAAAAGAAAATTAATGAAACTATATCAGATGATGGAGATTATGAAAGTTATATGTTTAATGGATGTATTAAGCAATATTTTCCTTATTTAACATATAAAGATTTAAATAAAATAGATGATTTTAATGAAACTGATGCAGATATTATAAAAGTTCAAGATGAAAGAATTAAAGAGGTAATAGATAAACAGAATAAAGAATCTATTTACTCAATGCAGATGTTAGTAAATAAACTACACTTAAGAATATATCCAAATCTAAATAATCAGGATTATACAAAAAGTGTTGTCAATCTAGAGACATTATTTAATACATTTGAGACTAATAATGATATACCATTTTTAAATTATAAAAAGAAAACCAATAATTTATATAAAATTAATAAGAAAAATCTTGGTGCTAAAATTAATAATACTGATATTAAAATAGATGAAGAGGACATTAAACAATGGACTAATAATAATACTTCAAGAAAAATAGAATGTTTATCATTTAAAATTATTATTAAAAAAGACAAGTTTTTAAAATCTAGATATTTTACATTTAATCTTTTTGAAAATGGTCAAATTGATATTATTTATAATATGAAACTTCTTGAGAGTATCCAATTGCAAGAAATATTTGATACTTTTGATAAGATAAATGATTTAATTAACGTTATAAATAAACAACTAAATTTAAATTTAATTACCATAAATAAAGAAATATTTAATAATGCAAGTATATCTTTTATTGATGTAATTGAATTTATAACATTGAATAATGTTATATTTAATAAAAAAATAAATACTATTGAGAATATTAAGAAAGGATTAAATTATTTATATCCATTTTTTGATATTATTAAAGATGATAGTAAAATATTAACATTTAAATATAAAAAAACTAATAATTATTTTAACTTAGATAAAATAGATAGTCTTATTAAAAAGAATATTAATTTAGATGAAGAAGAGGTTATTGATAAAATAGTAGAACAATTTAGTAAAAGTAAAACTGAAGCTAGAAAATTATATCAAGAGAAAAAATCCATAATTGAACTAAATTTAATTAAAAATAATAGATATGTAAAATCAAAATTAAGTCAAGGTATATTTATTAAATTAAATGTACGAAATCAAGTAGAGATACAATTTATTACAAAAGGTTTACAGGATATACAAAATAATGATATAATAAGTAATTTATTATCTATAATATCAAGTAATGATTCATTTATAAAAAAAACAATAGATAGAAAAGAAAGAGTACAACAAGATAAACTATTAGATAGAGTTATGCAAAACTTACTAGATTATGACGAAGAACAAAAGAATATAGAAGAAGAAAGTAATAATTCTAATTCTAATAATAGTTTACAAGCAATTAGTATTAATAATAATAATTCAAATCTACAGAATATTACAAATAATAATAATAATAGCAATAATAATAGCAATAATAACAACAATATTAAAAGTACTTTAATAGGTGGTACAATGTCTAATAATAATTCAAATAATTCAAATAATTCAAATACAGAAAGTGTTTTATCTGAATTAGATAATATATCTTTATTTAGTGATAGTATTGATAATGATATAGAAAATATGGAAGATGTATTTGGTTCAGAAAATGTATTTGAAAATTTAAAACAAGAAGATGAGCAGAATGTTCAGGAAGAAGAATTAAATGAAATATTACCAAAGAAAAAGAAAGATAAAAAAGAAAATGATGATGATACAGTTAATATTATAGTAGATACTAGTGATCCTAGTAATGAATTTGATATTAAAGAATTAAATAAAATAAAAGATATTGAGAAAGATAAAGGTTATACACAATTAGTTTTAAAAAGACTGCAATGGGCTGATAAAGTTCTAACAGGGTTTACAACAAAAAAATATCCTGGTTATAAAACATATGCGTCACACTGTCCTGCTGTTGATAAAAAACAACCTGTAGTATTAACAAAAGAAGAATTAGAATTTATAGATAAAAATTATAAAGGTTCATATACAAATTTTATTAAAACTGGAAGTAATCCAAATTTAGTAGATAAATATTATTATATATGTCCTAAGATATGGTGTCCTTTATCAAAAGTTTCTATTACTGATGAAGACCTTAAAAAGAATAAAGGTAAATGTCCTCCACCAATTGGAGAACCGCCATTAATTTTAGAAGATAAAAAGAATATATGGAAAAAAGAAGTAGATGGTGTAATGGTAGACATAGATAGATATCCATATCTGTTAAAGAAAACCTTGCATCCAGAAGGATATGAAATGCCCTGTTGTGGTAAAAAAGAAAAATCTAAAAAAGTAACAGATGTATTTAAAGAAACTAAAGAAGAAACAACA